ATGCGCGGATATATGGAGTTGATAAGCTTTATGAAAGAGTTGGGTGATGGAATACTTGATCATTTGCCTGAAGACCAAAGAGTTGGGCAACTCACCGTCGAGGAGGTGATCGAGAAATGGATGTCAAATAAGTCTTATTGCGCCAGCCGCTCGCTGAGAAAAGATATAGAGACTTATATAAAGCTTCAAAGGTCTGGCGATTTTTCAGTTGATGAGATACTGTCATGGTATGACCTTTGTTTTATTCCTGAAAGATTTGGAGTTGATGAGCATATTTTTTTTAGTGATATACTCAAATCAATAGATTCTCATGTAGAAGAGAAAAGAAAATTTTTTTTGTTAAATATTTTGGCTGGTTAGGGTTTAAATGATTATATCTAAATATTTGCAAATAATACCTCGATGAGGTCGGTGCTGCACGCGAAGCGCCATGCACTTAAGCCAGCTTGACGAGGGCATGGCGATTTGCCGAAAGCCTTGGCGTCATGGCGCTTCAGGTCTAAGTCTGACGCCTTGCGCTAGGTCTGAGATGCATTAACCAGCGGGACGCTGAGGTCGTAGACGTCCATCATTGCCCCGTCCCGATGACCGCTGGCCTCCTGCTTGTCCGCTCGGTTGCCGACAGTGTCGGTGATACCACGCCGCTTCAGGTCATGCAGCCCGAAGCGCTGTTCGGCCATGATGGTCCCGTCTTCGATGGCTGAGGTGATAAACCGTTGCCAAGCCGTATCCAGACTGGACTTGCGTAAGGCTCCCCCATGGCTGGCAACAACAATGTAGCGCCGATCGGGCCGAATCGGAACGACCGTTGATTTGCTGGCCCATACCTTGGCTCTATATGCCTTTGCTCCTTCCCATGCTGCCCGCAGACGCGGTGTCCAGCGGACAATATTGTCCCGGCTGCCTTTGCGCCTATTGGTCATTATCCCTTCGGCCAGTTCATGAGCATCGGTCAGCGTGATTGTCTCGATGCCCCGTAAACGGCACAGATAACCAATCTCCATGACGTAGCTAAGGTACTCCGGGCAGCCGCCTTTCTCGTTTCTGGCCAAGCGACCGAACGCCAGAGCGCGGTCGACCAGCGTCTCCATAACCAGGTTTTCCGGCAAACGTCGACGCTTGCGCTCCACAGGCGCTTCGATGCCCTGCGCGGGGTTGCTGTCTAGATAGCCCCGATTGCGGCCCCACTGCAGCACCCGTCGGAGGTATCTCAGCACATGCGCCGCTTTGGACGGCGTGCCCTCGTCGGCTAAGCGATCGACAATCCGCTGGATCAATGCTGCTGTGAATTTCTTCACCAGCAGATCTCCCAATGGCTTGCCCAGCCGGGTCGGGATGCTCAGCAGAACGTCCCGCGAATAGCAATAGTCGTGGTGAGTTTTGAGACTGAGCTTTTTGTAGCGATCGCTCTGGTGAAACTGCGCACAGACGTAACGTAAGGTGCCTTGGTCGACGCCCGAGGTTTGCTCCATGATCTGATGCAGCTCGGCAAGGGTCACGTCACCTGGTGCTACGTTACGCCGACGCTGTTTGCCGGTCTCGTCGTAATGCAACGTGTACCAGACGCCGGCGTTGCGATGATCAAAGTAGATGGCCGCTGGAAGAGCGGCCTGATCTATGTGTGGGGGAATGTGCGGATTGTGCTTCCGCTTACGCGCTTTCCTCATAGGATGTTGGTGTCATAGCGCTCTGAGGTTACGGACTCCATGCCTGCAGCATGGTGAATGAGATCCAGCGTTGTCCAAGGGCCAGTGCGGCCTCGGAACATACGTATGCCCTGAGTGATCAACGAGCGTTCGACGTCGGAGCGGCGCTGGTAGCCGGTGATGCGCTGCAGGTCCTCAAAGGTGAGGACATTGTTTGTTGGGGAATTCATGTTTGCTCTCTGCAGGAAGCAGCAACCAGGGGAAGTGTATCGCTTCGCCCTGGTGCTAAAAGCCAGAACCTGGCGGCTCAATTACTGGGGGTAGGGGTGGCGAGAATCTGCGCCAGCACATCCAAGTCGCTCGCGGTCAAATCGCCTTGGACCTGCGCCAAGCTGGCCAGACCCACTAGCCGACCGCGTGCATCCTGAGTTTTGTGAACCTGGTAGCCGATCAGTGCCGTGCCGATCATGGCGATAATCAGCAGGTTTCGGGAGGGTGTGCTAGCCTTCGAAAGGCTGCTGCTTAGGTGTTCCGTCTGCATTGTCGTACTCCTAGTTGTAGTGGGTACTGGAGAGCTGCAACTCTCCAGTACTGTTTGCTTAAATCGCTAATGTCAGTTAATTCGGTAATAGCCCCCATCGATTTTGAACATCAGGTCGACGTCCTCTACTCGGTAGCATCCCCCTACACCGCCCTTAACGATGTAGCCCGCCGGATCAGGTTCAAATCTCACCGGGAACGGATAGTCTTTTCCAGCCTGCATCCAGCCGATCTGGGAGGCGTACTTGCTTGTTGCTTTAATTTCCGCGTAAAGCTGCTGACCTAATACACGCGCCGGGTTCGGTGTCAGCCCCTCCAGATATGCTTCGAATACCAGTTGAACCGTCTTATTAACGAAGCATGTACCGTCATGGCCCATTTGCTTTGCATCGATCTTGTGGAACATCAGCTCTGCGAACGTTTTAACGTTCAGTTGCTGTTCGAGACATTGCTTCTCTTCTTCACGCATCATTGCTTCCTCTGGGCGGTGATCAGGCAGCTTGGAAAATCCAGCATCGGACGGTTTTCGGTTTATCAGCGGCGTCGATATCCCAGGACGAACACACGTTGCGGTTCGTCTCGATGAACTTCGGGCACTTGCTGGTGTTCAGGTGACGTTTGAGTTCGGCCAGATCCGGGACTTTCTGCCGTTTGTTTGCAGCCGCTTCCGCGAAGTCGTTCAGGTTGACGGCAATCAGCCCCTCATTGCGGGAGTGATTCAGTGCGCCGGCATGGCTGTTGAGGTATTCGTAAAGCTCCCAAAACTCAACGACCATCGGGTGATCGGCATTGATTGCCAGCTGTCGCTCTTTGGCCATGCTTTGTACCTCGGCATGGGCGGCATCGACCTGGTGTTGATGCAGCGGGACGACATGCACCAGCGCGTCGACCAGCGCGTGCAACTGGGCGTGGTTCTTGGCGATACGCACCGTGCGGATCTCGGGAAGCTGCAGCAGCCGCTGCTCGTAGATCGGCACACCCGCTTTCACGGTTTGCATCACTTGCGCTTCCCGGGTTGTCGCCATCAATAGAAAGCCGCTCACCTTGTCGACGGGCATCTGCTCGAGCTCCTCCACCAGCAGTTTTGTTTTGGCGGTCTGGCCTTCCTTGGTCATGCCAACGTGGGCGATCCGCTGCAGGATGGGCTCCGAAGCGTTGACGGCATGGTTCTGCGCAAATACAAAAGCGCCGCGGAATGGTGGTTCTCGCGTGTCGTTACCGTTGTTCTTGACGCCGGTCGAGCGGACGCTACGACCGTTGTAAGCGGTTTTCAGCTCGTCCCAGTCGTACTGCTTTGTTGCGCTGCCGTCAGTCTTTTCCCGTTCAGATTCGATCAGCACGACCGGCAGGTTACCGACCTGGGCGAAGTTACGGGCACGGGCAACGGGTGTGCCCTTGGACGGGTCAAACCCTTCGTAATCGAGGCGACCGAGTAGCTTCCATAGAAACTCGATCAGCGTGGACTTACCCGCACCCGCTTCGCCGACCACCTCAAGAAACAGGTAGCTCTTTTGGTGTTGCCGGATCTGCTCCGCGAACAATGTCCCCAGCCAGTACGCCAGAACGACGATGCCTTTGGCCCCAAAGCACTGCCATAGAATGCCTAGCCAGCGTGTGGTGAACTTGTTCAAGTCGGTGTTGATGTTCAGCGTGACGGACTGACTGAGCGTTTTAATGCTCAGTTTCTCCATGTCGAAAAAGTCTTCCTCGTTCAGTTTGTAAACATTGCCGTCGCGCACGGCCACGTCGCCGTAAACGTAGGCACCGTGTTCGCGGGTGTAGCCGGTGAAGTCGATCGTCTGCACGGTCTTGAGCGCATTTGTCTGCTCTTCAATGAATGCGTCCAGTTGCTGCGTGGTGCCGGTGAACATCCCGCCGGGAGCAATCCCGAGCAGACGTTTTTTAAACTCGGCGGACGAGGCGATCTGCGAGCTGGTAAAGGTGTTTTTGATTGGCGCGGCGTCGTGGGCAAACGTGATCCGGAAGTAGTACCAGGACTCGTCGGTTAGCTTATTTTCCTGGTAGTACAGGGCTTTGGGATTGCAGGTTGCGATCCGTTGAATTGCGCCGCACTGCTGCATGGCCTTTGCCCGACGTTGCTTATCGTTCAGCAGTTGGTCGTCCTGATGCTCGCTGTCCTCAAGGTCTTGCATCGCCCTGTTGAACTTCTCCAGGTCGAGCTTGAACCAGTAGAGGCGGTTTCCAAACTCAAGATGGAATTCACTACGGCGCTTCCAGTCGAAAAGCACCAACGCTTTCTCCGTCGCGTTGTCGGCGATCAGCAGGGCACCGGTATGCCTCGCAACCGTCAGGTCCTTCTGTATCTGCTCCGCCTTCTTGTCAGCTTCGTCGATTGCCCACCAGCGCTGATGCAGATCATTCCAGTCGACCTTGCGACCGTCACGCTGCGGGATTTGAGCCGCTTCACAGATAAAACCCAGCTCACGCGCCTGGCGAACCCATCGTTTGGTATAAGCGTGTGCGCCTGGCTCATTGTCCAGTGCCCACACCAGCTTCGGCAGCTTCCCTTCACGCTCTTTGGCAAGGCGCTTCAATGACTCGTTAGGGAAGGCGTTGGACGACATCGCTGATACGGCTGCCACGCCATTATGCACCAGTGCGATGGCATCGAAGATCCCTTCAACAATCCATAGCTCTTTCACGTCCAGCAACTCGACGCACGGAGGACACCACCAGACGCCCTTGTAACTTTCACCTGGTTTAAAACGCGCCTTCATCTTGCCGAACCGGGCAGGGCGATCTATCAGCCGCTCCCAGTAGCCGCCTTTATCCAGCGCGAAACGCACTGTGGCGCTACCAGCGTCATGGTGTGAGGAAAAGTAAGTCTCCTGCGTGAACCAGCCGGTGATCAGTGACATGTCGAAGCTGCGCGCAAACTCCATGTAGGCCCTTGCCGTTGCTGTAGGTGCGCTATCGGTAGCAGGGGCGCGTTTGCTCCAGTCCTCGAACAGATCGTCGTAAATCTCTTTGACGTGCAGGGTGTGACCACATTTCTCCTGCCTGCCACAGATCAACTGCCACGGACTGTCGAAGCGTGTGTATAGCTCCTTGTTATTGCACTTGGGGCAAGTGCCGCCGCGCATATAGTTGGTCGATTCGCGGAGCTTCAAGCCGTAGTCGGATTGAATGCGTTGCAAAACGTTGTGGCGTAGATCGTCTCTCATGAATGCTTCACTGCTTTGAGGCTTTGGCTCAGGGCTGCCATAAGGCGTTTTTGCGCTGCCATAACTGGTATATGGGCGAGAATTGCACCGTGACGCTGACCGTCCGCGACGAAGCGGAATTGATCGTCATACCAGTATTCATTGAGGCTCAAGCGGTACTGCTCACGCAGGGCATCCAGCAGCGCTTTTGCCTCTGCTGGGGGCAGGTGAGTGGTGATAATCACGGCGTCTCCCATCTTGAAACCTCGAATTTGGGCGCAGCTCACCCATACCCACGGGTGCGGGGCAGGCAATGTTTGGGGGTGTTTAAGTAGCGGGGGAGACGGGTTTGCCGTAGCCGGCAGCGATCAGGTGTTCGTAGATCAGGTGAACAGGGACAGACCAAGCGAGTCCCCTGACGGGATCACTGATCACTACTGTCATTTCTGCGCTCGCCTGCAGATCGATACGCTGCCGACCGTTGACAGCCAGCACGTTGCTGTAGGCCTGGTGAACTAGATGGTTAGCGAGTGGCTCCTTTACCTCAAGGCTTTCAACCAGGTGGTCGGTCGCTCGACCAAGCAGTTGGCCAAGATCGCCGAGGTGTTCGCCTTGATGGCGTTCGATGAACGCCTGAGCTGCTGCGCGAATAGTTTCTTGGTAATCCATATCGACTGTAGCGTTCATCATTTCTCGGTCCCTGATTTTGCGCGGTATAAATCTATGGCTGCCAACACTTCGGCATGCCGAGCCGCCATGTGCAGGTTGTGTGCGTTGAGGATGTTTTCAGCCTCCGCTTCGCTGATGCATCCATCTGCCAGAGCTTTTGCGATTTCCTGATCGACGCACCCACGCTTTGCCGCCGCCTGGATAGAAAGGGCGTACATCTCAACGTTGTCGAGAGATTCAGGGTCTGACACCGGCACAAATAGACCGCCGTACATCGACGCTACGTAGTTGGGTAAATGTTGAGTGCCGGTGTCTTGCTCCAGTTGGAACAGTTGCGAGTCGTTAAGCGGCCTGCTGTTGTTGTTCTCGTAAGCGTGGTTATCGAACTTTTTCAGTGCTAAACCAATACGTGCGGCTGCGCACTCACGTCCGCCTGGATAACTGCAGATAATTGCGCTTACCACTTCTCGGCGTGTTTTTAGAACCAGACTTTTCATGTTCTGCTTTTCCCTGCTGATGAGTGCTACTACTGTGCGATCACACCGTCTTTGATCCCGAGCAGGACGGCGGCTCGATGTGCCTCCCCACATCGACATCGGCTCTGGCCACTCAGCACCGCATACACGGTGCTGGGATTCAAATTGTGCTGTAGCGCAAATCCTCTGGCAGTTTGGCCGCGACGCTCAAGAGTTTCACGCGCAGCTATACGGGCTTGCTCGGTGATGGTGCTGTTCGGCATAGTGCAATTCCATGCATTTTCATGTGGTGTGGAATGCAGAATGATGCACATACGTGCATTTGTAAAGCCATTGGATGAATAATTTTGCACTCTTCTGAAGAGATTGGTTCGCGACTGCGCGAAGAGAGAATGCGATGCGGACTTACTCAAGAGCAGGCCGCTCAAGCGGCTGGCGTGGTGAAGCGTACCCAGGCGAACTACGAATCTGGGTCGAGTGACGCTCCTGCGATATATTTGAGCATCGTTGCTCGTGAGCTGGGTTTCGATGTCATGTACATACTCACCGCTGCTCGAACTACGCTCACTTCCGATGCCCTCACCGAAGTTGAGGACGAAATGATTCAACAGTATCGGACGATTCACGAGCACGACCAACAGGCGATCCGCCGTTTTCTCAAAGCTATGGCTGATGACGTGAAAGCACCAATACGATGATTCGTGCATGGATCTTTTCGCTTCCGTCTAAAGCAGCACTGCCTCAGCCGATACAGCCTTTTCTCTATTTTTCAAGGAGTTAAGGAGCGGTGGATATGACAGTAGTAGAGCGCGACGTTGACAACGTATGTGATAAACAGGTGTCAGCTATCGGTGCTGCAGAGCAACAGATGATCCAAAGTTTTCGTCGGTTGAGGGATGATGAAAAGCGCAGAATTCTGCGCCTTGTAGATCTGTTGATTTATCACCCTGATGGCGTCTCGGATTGACTCCATTATCGCCGGCCTGTTTGGTCGGCGGTTCACACTTTAGGCTATTGCCTGCCGCCCCAACTGCTCGAACAGTTCTTTCTGCTGGTCTGGTGCCAATTCGCGCAACCGGTCAAAAATCAAGACATCTAGCTGTTGCGATGACGGTCTCAGTGTGTGAGAAAAAGTTAGGTTTGCGACCCATGTATTGCCGCACTTTGCGTCGAGGCATTGGCAGTACAATTTGACATACGCCCTGGTTACTTCCTCCCGTGAACTGATTCGTCCTTTGTGCTCACATGTTGTGCAATAAATCCGCATGCTCCCTCCCCAGGGCCAGCCTATGGCTATTATTTTGCCATATCTCTAATGGCATTATCTGTGCTTTCGGTCATATCAGGCCGTTGCAGATGTATCCGGCACCGATTTCCAGGCAAACCGCCTGTCTTCCCGTAATGTTGAGTTGGCTTGGTCAAACAGCTGACAGATCGGCCTGATTTCGTTGCTGGTGTACACGCGATCAATCTTTTCGATATCGCCGAACCCGCCACTGTTCTCGGGGATGATCCCTGCCAATGCGGGGTTCATGCGCCAGGCTGCGATTACGTCATTACGGGTGATGTTCTTCACCTTCTCCAGTTCGTCCTTTGCCTGAAAATCCCCCACCGGGATGATCTGAATGGCCTTCTCGGAACCGCCTGGAATGTTGACGAACATCGAACGGAAGTTGCCCACACCCTTGCTGGCTGTGATCTGGGCACGCAACTCCTCTTCGTCCTCCTCGGTCAGGTTCGGGTCGTTGGTGTAGAAGATGTAACCAGCATGTGCGCCGTTGCTGTAGTAGCGCCGGCGGAACAGCGTGGCGGCTTCGTTGAGCAGCAACGCCTGCAGACCACCCAAGTACTCAGGCACGCCGTAGATGTTCTGCTCCACGTCGTAGTTGAGAACATGCTCGATCTCGTCAGCGTCAAACTCCGTTTGCTGACCATTCTGTTCCAGCTGAGCAAAACCGCCGTCGACCTTTACCCGCATGTTGATAGCGGGCAGGTGTCGCAGCTCAAGGATCTGGCCGAGCATATTGGGCACCCGGTAGAAGTACGCTTCGCCGAAAACCATGAAGTCCAGTGCGGCCCGACTCATATCGGCCACCGACAGTCCGGCTGAAGGGATGAACTCACGCAGCAGCAGATTGCGCTTGAACCCTGGTATCGCGCCGTGGTGCGCGTTGGCCTTGAGCAGTCTTGCCAGGCCCCTGCGCGACACTGGCGGCGTATAGATGCGTCCGTCGTCGCTGGGAAACACGCCCAGGTACTGAGCGATATTGTCGGTCAGCACGGATTCCGGCGCACCGAATGTGAATGCACGCATGGGCCGTTGCGCCGGTTTTTCCTGCTGCAGGGTTTTGGGTTTTGCCATGGGAAGTTGATCCAGTGAGTGCGTAGCGACTGCGCCGCTTTTTGTCCGTGTTGAGGGGTTCGTACTGCAGGGCGTGCATGACAGCCCAGGCTACGTCCGCGTGACCGGTGGCGTCGGTTCGCGACGCGCTGTAGGTCACCTGGCCGCTGGCGGTTGTGCCGCGCTTGATTGTCAGGAAGGCCTGAGCGATATCGTTCCAGCCGGCGTCCCATTCGATGCGGCTGCCCTGAATGGTGTCCTGCGCCTTGAGTACCAGGAGGTTCTTCGTTTCCAGGCTGTAATGGATCGAGGTGGCGCGAGGGTAGAAGTCGCGCACCAGGTCGAACACGCCATAGCCGATGCCGGTCGTGTCGATCCCGATGTGCTGGACGTTGAACCGCTCGGTCAGCTTCTTGACCTGCTCGGCCTGGTACTTGAAAGACTGGCCCCGCCAGCTGTACTTCTCCAGGATCCGGAACTTGCCACCGTTCTCCAGTGGCGGCGCGATGACCACGCAGGTGGCGTCGTCGCGGGTTCGGCTTGGGTCGTAACCAATCCATACCGGGCTGTTGCCATAAGGGCGCGGATCGTCCGGGTCGAAGTCGGCCCACAAAGACAGGTCCGAATAACAGCGCTCCAGATCTGCCAGGGAAAACGCGCTCTGGCTGCTGTCGATGAATTTGCACATGAACAGCTGCTGGAACTTGTCGTCGTCGTACTCCAGCTGCAGCTGCTCAAGGTCGAACAGATCGCAGCCGCCGGCGATCGCGTCCAGGATGGTGATGACCTTGCGCCACTGGCCGTCCGGACACAGCGCGCCCGCCGATATTTGCTTGTCGCTCGGCCACGGCTCTTTTGCGTTCTTGCGTTTGCTGTTGCGGAATTTCTCGCCTTGCCAGAACGGATAGGCCTGGTGCGATACGGCGCTGGGCGTGGAGAAATAGGTTTTGCGCCACTTCTTATGGGTCGCCATGGCGCTGGCCACGGTGTTCAGTTTCTCGAAGTCGCGGATCCAGAAATATTCGTCAACGTACACATGGCCATGGTGACCCTGAGCAGTGCTGCTGTTAGTGCTGAGAAAGCGCAGCTCGGCCCAGGGCTTGCCGTCCTTGCTGAGCACGATCGGGTTGCCGGTCAGCTCCAGGCCAAACCATGCCTGGGCGAAGGCGATGATGTAGCTGCGGAAAATCTCGGACTGGGCGCGGCTGGCCGACAGGAACACCTGATTATCACCGGTCAGCACCGCATCCATGAAGGCTTCGCCGGCGAAGTAGTAGGTCAGACCCACCTGGCGGCTTTTGATGATGTTCCGGATCCTGGCAGTGAGCGGGTTTTGTTTGGCGGCAAACAGCTCTTTCTGGTAGCCGTACATTTTGCTGATGAACTTGTCGAGGAAGTCCACCTCGCGCAGCTCGCTGACGTCGTTCTTGACCTTCTTTTCCCGCTTCTTGCCGTCGCGCTTGCCACGCTCGCGGCGCTCGCCACGTTGATCATCGCGGCGATGGCCATCGTCGTCCTGTTCATCGCGTACCGGTGCAGCAGCAGGCTTTGCGCACTGCTTGGCCAGCCGCTCGCGAACGGTCGTCAACCTGTCCAGTTCGTCCAGATCGCCTTTGGTCAGCGAGTCCGTTTTCTCCAAAAGCAAAGTGATCCGCCGGCTGACGGCGGTCAGCGGTTCTTCGTCCGTCAGCATGTCTTCCCAGCCACCGACGCGGATCCAGTGATACACGATCCGAATGTTGGGCAGGTTCAATTGCGCCTGAATTTCCTTGGCCTTGTGACGGCGCAGAAACAAACGTTTGGCGGCTTCTTTGACTTCGGTTGAGTAGTACATGGGCCGCAGTCTATGCGGCGAAAACGCGGAAAACGTGCAGTTAAATTTCGCGTTTCTCCTATAAATCGAATATCGGAGAAACGCGAAAGTAAACCGTTTGTTGGAGGCGTTGCGGCTCCCTATCTTGGGGCCTCAACTTACCGATGAGCGCAGTTCTTCCCATGCCCCGTTCCCTTGTCAGCTTCTGGAAACGCGTCGCCACCAGCGGTCCTACCGTCGATGGTCGCGTCATCACGCCCCAGGAACTGCGTGACATCGCCGAGACGTACAGCACCGCCACTTACACGGCCACCATCTGGTCCGAACATGACCGCTGGCCAGGCTCCTACGGCACCGTGTTTGCCGTGCGCCTGATCGAGGACGTCGACGGTTTAGCACCTGGTCAGGTTGCACTCGAAGCGCAGTTGAAACCTAACGACAAGCTGCTTTGGCTCAATGACCAGGGTGAAAAGCTCTTCACCAGCATCGAGATCACCCCGGACTTTGCCACCACCGGCAAGGCCTATCTGACCGGTCTGGCCGTCACCGACTCGCCTGCGAGCCTGGGAACCCAAGAACTCTATTTCTCCCGCAAGACCGGCAAGCCCGTGCATTACGCGGCGGCTGTAGAGATCGGCCCGCTGAAAGAGGAAGAGCCGCAGGGCGACGTAGCCAAGTTGTTCAGCATGTTCACCGGCCTGTTCAAGCGCTTTGGCATTGAAGAAGTGTCTGCCGAAACCACCCCGCAAACCCCTACCGAGAGCAAACCCCCAATGGATGAAGCTACAGCCAAAGCGCTGCAGGCCTTGATCGAACAGCAACTGATCGTCGCCGCCGGCATTCAGGCACTGATCGACAGTTTCGCAGAAGCCCCTCCTGAACCTGATCAGGCCCCGATCGATGACGTGCAGACGGCAGTCGATGACATCGTGGCCACCGCCGAAGACGAAAAGCAGCTGAGCCGCAAAGGCCCGACCAATGCTGCGGTGCTGGCCGGCATGAACAAGCTGCAGGCTCAGTTCAGCGCGTTGCTCGACAAGCCTGAAGGCCGCCACCTGTCACGCACCACCGGTGCCGCTGACCCTAAACCGAAGCGGGTACTCTGACATGGCCCAGTCACTGAGCGCATACGGCGCGAAGATGTTCGCGGCCCTGCAGGTTTCCCTGGCTGAATCCTATGGCGTCGAGCTGGCCAGCAAGACGTTCAGCGTCGAGCCTTCGATTGCCCAGGAACTCAACGAGGCGATCACCCACAAGTCCGATTTCCTGCAGCGCATCAACGTCATCGGCGTGACCGAGATCAAGGGTCAAAAGGTATTTCTGGGCGTCTCTGGTCCTGTGACCGGTCGCACCAACACCAAGACCACCGATCGCGAAGCTAAGGATGCATCGGCGCTGGATGACAGCCAGTACGAGCTGTATTCCACCGAATCTGACGTGAGCCTGCCTTACGCCAAGATCGACGCCTGGGCCAAGTTCCCGGACTTCCAGCAGCGTTACTCCTCTGCTGTGCAGAAGCAGATCGCACTCGACCGTCTGATGATCGGTTTCCACGGTCTCAAAGCCGCGCCGCAGACCAACCTCACTGAATTCCCGATGCTGCAGGACGTGAACAAGGGCTGGTTGCAGATCGCTCGCGAACAGATCCCGGAGCAGGTTCTCAAGGAAGGCAAGGTCGCTGGAAAGGTGACGCTGGGCGAAGGTGGTGACTATGCCAACCTCGACGCCCTGGTGCATGACACCAAGCAGATGGTCGACGAGCGCGTTCGTGATGGCGGCGACCTGATCGCAATCATCGGCAGTGACCTGCTGGCGGCTGACAAAGCCAAGCTGTACGCCAAACAAGGCGATCTGCCAACCGAGAAAGAACGCATCGAAGACGCTCAGGTCATCGCGACCTATGGCGGTCTGCCGAGCTTCAGCGTGCCGTTCTTCCCGGTCAACGCCGTGGTGGTCACCAGCTTCGACAACTTGTCGATCTACTTCCAGGATTCCAGCTGGCGCAAGCAAACCATCGATAACCCGAAGCGCTCGCGCGTCGAGGATTACAACAGCCGTAACGAAGGCTATGTGATCGAGCAGCTGGAAAAGTTCGCCATGACTGAAAACGTCGAATTGGTGAAAGCATGAGCCTGGCACTGGCGCACAAACGCCGCTTGATCGCAGAAGGCCCAGCGGCTGCGATCGCCGGTGCCCAGATGGCTTATTCGGCTGATACCGCGCTTTCCAGCCCCGCCAATGCACGCAAGCATTTGAAGCTGATGGAAGACGCCTTGGCGGGTGATCTGGAGCGCATCAGCGCGATCAACAGTCGCGAGCAGCGCCAGTTGCTCAAGCGTGACGAACTGCTGCCCAAGTACCTGGATTACGTACAGCGGTACCGCGATTCGGAATTGAATTTCCAGAACTCGGTGCTGGTGTATGTCCTGATCTGGCTGTTCGACACCGAGCAGTTCACCCAGGGCCTGGAGCTGGCCGACTTCGCCATATCCCAGGGTCAGGCGCTGCCTGAGCGCTTCAACCGCGACATTCCGACCTTCGTTGCAGACGAGGTGATCGATTGGGCCGAGTCGGAATTCAAGGCCAGACGCAGCCCTGAGCCCTACGTTTCCAACTTGCTGCCTCGTGTCGACGGCGAATGGCAGCTGTTCGAACGCATCCCGGCTCGCTACCACAAGTTGCTGGGGATGATCGCGCTGCATCGCAAGGACTGGCCTGTCGCTATTCACCACTTCGAGCGAGCCGAACAGCTCTACGAAAGCATCGGTGTAGGGACGCGCCTGGCTGACTGCCGCAAGGCGCTGGCCAAAGCCCAAGCCACAGAAAACGCCGGCAACGGCACCGAATAACCGACTACCCCCCCCGGCGAGAAACTGTGGATGTGAGCCAACCATTTATGGCCCTGACCCACTGAAACAGTTTTCCCGCCCCTAATACAAAAAGCCCCGCACTGGGCGAGGCTTTGTGAGGCACAGATGTTTAACGGATCACTGCGAGAGCTTATCTATCGCCATCTTCCCCTCGGGGAAGGTCGCGGTGACTTCCAAACTACTGCCTCCCAGCACGTGGACGCACTCCCTCAGTGCTATGACGTACCGGTCAGCGACTTTCAGCGCTGCCTTGATCGTCGCCACATGATCACCTTGGGTGCGCATAAACATAAGCGCCATTGCGTGGGCGTCCTCAAGTCTTCTATCGGAGAGCTGCTGCTTACGCCTGGCAGCGGTCTGGCGCGCCTTAAGACGCTCTTTCATAGAAACAACCTTTCCTTGTTCGTCGGTCATGTTGGACAGTCCTCCTTGGCTTGTGGGGAAAGTGTATGAGTTTTTCCGGAAAACCCACGGTGCTGGTAGACGAACGGATCGGGAACGATGGTTTTTGGCCCGACCTATCTATAGCCGAGTTCCAGAAAGGTTACCGCCTGCCGGCGGAGTACCTGGTAGAGATGCTGGCTGCCGATTTGAACATGGCCATGGTCGAGGTCAATACCGACCTGGCCAAGTTAAAAGCGCGCTGGCAGGGCGCTGGCGTGTCCAACGTTGAATCCGCAGACACCACCGTCCTGCCAGAGCGCACCTTTCAAGCGGCGACCTATAAGCGCGCCGTCTACAGCCGGGCCAAAGCCAGCCTGCTGACCCAGTTCGCTACGGTCAATCGCCGCGAAAGCGCCGAAAACGTCGGCAAGGAATTGCCAGAGCGGTCCGAAACCTTTCTCGCTTTCAGCCAGGCCGCCGTGCGGTCGCTGCAGGGCCGTGGCCGCATCACGGCGGCGCTGCTGTGATCAAGCTCAAGGCCTTGACCGCCTACCTGCTTGAGCGCCAATTGGTTGCCCCTGAGCAGCTCGACAGCTGGACCGACCAGGTGCAGGTAGAGCTGGTCTGGAAGCCTGACACCCAAGGCATGCACATGGGTGACATGAATTACGGCGCGACCATCTCGATCGAGCGGTTCGCGGATCACCCGGCTCGCTTGTTCGCCTTGGTTGGCAGCTGGCTGGAAACCAACGACCAGGACCGTGACGGTCTGCCGAACGTGGTGTTCGATGTGGTCATGCTCGACAACGACCTGGCCGACGTCGACATCAAGCTGCAGTTCACCGAGGCGCAGTACCTGGCCGAGGATCCTGCCGGCGAGATCGAGGCCTTTGGCAGTACCTGGTCGTTCGTACCGTTCGAACTGTGGGTGGCTGAGAGCGGCGAGGTGACCGGTCATGGCCTTTGATCTGGACATTCGCGGCATGCTCGAAGCCCAGGACATGCTGGCTTTGATGGAGCTTCCGACCCCCAAGCGCAGACGTCTGCTGAATAACGTGGCCAAGCGCGTGCGCAGCCTTAGCCGCCAGCGGATCCGCAATCAGCAGAACCTGGACGGCTCCTCGTTCGCGGCCCGCAAGGACATGTCCAAGGGCAAGAAGAAGATGGAAGCCGGCCTGGGCAAGTTGCTCGATGTCACCCGCCTGACTGGCACCGAAGCGGAGCTGGGCTGGCGTAACACGCTGACCCGCTGGGTTGCTTCACAGCAACACAACGGCGTGTCCGAACGGCGCACCGCTGCGCAGATGCGCCAGTGGAACAAGGTTCCGCCTGGCACTGCCGCTACCGAAAAGCAGGCTAAGAGCCTGCGTCGTCTGGGTTTCAAAACCCGCCAGGAAGGCAAAAAGACGCTGACCCGCCCATCCGTGGCGTGGATCCAGCAACACCTGAACTACGCCAGAGCGGGATTGTTGATCCGCGTCCTGGACAACGAACGAGCCGAATCCACCGGTGCGCAAAGCTGGGACATCAAGCTGCCTGCGCGTCAGTTCCTCGGTGCCAGTGACAGCGAAACCAGCCAACTGGTGAACCTGGTGCTGCAACAAATCCTTAATTCACCCCGCTAACGAGGCACCGCTTTATGGCACTCGGCAAAGTCAGCGTAAACAATCTCAACCTCGGCCAGGGTGCCGTGAGCGAGATCGAACGCTATTTCCTGTTCATCGGTCCCGCTGCCAAGAACGTCGGCAAGCTGGTCCCGTTGGACACCCAAAGTGATCTGGACGTCCAACTGGGCGTTGCGGACAGCGACCTGAAAACCCAAATCATGGCAGCACGCAGCAACGGCGGCGATCGCTGGGCCTGCATCGCCGCTCCGATCGCAGGCGAAACCACCTGGCAACAGGCGCTTGAGAGCGCCACCCGCAGTTATTCCTTCGAGGCGGTTGTGATCGTCAACCCGGTGACCAAGCAGGCCGAGCTGTCAGCGATGCACGTCGCGGCCAATGACCTGAGCAACAAGCTGGGCCGCCGCGTCTTCGTGCTTGCCGCCACTGCCGGCATTGCTCCGCAGTTGAGCTGGAGCGCTTACGTCGTCGAGCAAAAAGCCATTGTCGACGGCCTGGCTGCGCCTCGCGTTCTGCCGGTACCGCAACTGCATGGCAACAACCTGGGCGTGCTGGCCGGTCGACTCGCCAATGCCGCTGTGAGCATTGCCGACACCCCCATGCGCGTGGCCTCCGGCGCGATTCTGGGCCTTGGCGCTGAACCCAAGGACATGGACGGCATCCCGTTGAGCACTGCGGTGCTTTCGCAGCTCGACGCAGCGCGTCTTTCTGTCCCGCAGACCTACCCGGACTATCCGGGCACCTACTGGGGCGACGGCAACCTGCTGGATACCCCCGGCAGTGACTTCCAGGTGATCGAGAACCTGCGTGTCGTGGACAAGGCAGCCCGCCGCGTGCGCGCTCTGCTGATCCGCTATGTGGGCGATCGCACCCTCAACAGTTCGGCCAACAGCATGGCGACCACCACGTCCAAGCTGATGGCCCCGCTTCGCGCGATGGCCAAGTCCACCAAATTCGCCGGCCAGGTATTTCCGGGCGAGATCGAGCAGCCCAAGGACGGCGACATCGTGCTGACCTGGACGAGCAAAACCTCTGTCGTGGCCTACCTCAAGCTGCGCCCCCTCAACTGCCCGAAAGACCTGACCGCGAACATCGCGCTGGACCTTTCCGTTACGGATTCGGAGTAACCCATGGCCGCAAAAATTGGCGGTAAGAACTTCGACGTGAACCTGGGCGATCTGCTCGTTCACGTCGAGGCCGGCACCATCGACATCACGGACAACAGCACCGTGGCCCAGACCAAGGGTGTGCCCAATGGGCACGTCGACGGCGATGTCGCTGCAGCCGGCGAACTGGAGCTGGACACCACCAACTTCAATCTGCTGATCGAACAGGCCAAGACTGCGGGCAGTTTCCGCGAGCTGGAGCCGTTCGACATCGTCTTCTTTGCCAAGGCCGGCGAAGAGGAACTGCGCATCGAGGCGTTCGGTTGCAAGGTCCGCGTTTCCAGCCTGCTGAGCATCGATCCGAAGGGCGGGGCGAAAAACACCCACAAGGTGCCGTTCGACGTCACCAGCCCGGACTTCATCAAGATCAACGGCGTGCCATACCTGGCGGCTGCTGAGATCGAGGGCCTGACGTAATGGTCTGCCCGTTCGATCGTGCGCAGGCTCTGGAGCAGCGTCAACGCGACCAGGCCATTGCTGCCCAGCTGGCCAAGCCGCGAGCGAGCGGGCCGAGCCTGACCCACTGCCAGGACTGCGACAAGGAGATCCCATTGGCGCGCCAGGCGCTCGGCGGCATGACCCGTTGCGTGCCTTGCCAGAGCCTGGCCGAAAAAGGGGGGCGCTCATGAGTACGAGCCAGGCCGCCCAGGACACCGCCATTGCCCTGGTGAAAGCGTCGCCTGCCATCGGCGTTGCCGCCACGGGCGCAACCGGTGCTGTCGACTGGTCGGCAGTGGCCTACATGCTGACCGCTTTTTACATGGTGCTGCAGATCGTGCTGCTGGTCCCCAAATACCGCCAGATGCTGCGGGACTGGAGGGTCAAGCCATGAGCCTGCGCGTCAAGATCACCGCAGGCTTGCTGCTGCTCTGCAGCGGCACGTTGACTGCGTTCCTGGGGACATGGGAAGGCAACGGCCAAAACGTGGTGTACGCCGACAAGCTGGCCGGCGGTCTGCCCACGGTCTGCAAAGGCATCACCCGCCATACCAGCCCGGATCCGGTCGTGGTGGGTGATTACTGGTCCGACTCGCGCTGCGCCGAGGTGGAAGAGCTGGTTGTCGCCAAGGGCCAGATGAGCCTGGCCGACTGCCTGACCAATCAGACGATCGGGCAGAACACGTTCGACGCGTTAAGCAGTCACGGCCACAACTTCGGCGTGCCGACGACGTGCGCGAGCCGAGCCGTGGGCCTGATTAACGCAGGCCGTGTTGCCGAGGGTTGCAAGGCGTTGGCGTTTGCCTCCGACGGCACCACGCCGGCCTGGAGCTATGTGAGTGGTGCCGATGGTCGCAACACCTTTGTTCGTGGCCTGCACAACCGCCGGCTGGCCGAAATGAGGCTTTGCCTGAAATGACCGTCAGCCCGCTGCGCCTTGCCCTGTTTTTGCTGGTGGTCGGTCTGCTGACCTGGTGCGCTTTCGAGTACCAGGGCAACCAGCTCGTCGCTGCCCGCGCTGATTTGGTCGACGCCACTGCAGATCTGCACTCCGAGCGAGAGGCGGCGCGCCTGGCCCGCGATCAGTTAGCAGCGCGTGACCAGCTCGACACCCACCACACCGAGGAACTGAATCGTGCCCGCGCTCAAATCAACACTCTGCAGCTTGCTGTTGCTGATGGCAGTTACCGGCTGCGCATCAAAGCTTTCTGCCCCGCAATGCCCAGTGCCGCCGGCACCGCCGGCCTGGCTGATGCAGGCAGCGCCGAACTCGCAGCAGACGCTCGATCGGATTATTTCACCCTCAGAGACGAGCTTGCCCTCAGCCGGCAAATGATCCTCGGCCTGCAGGACTACATCCGCCAGGTCGTGCAACGCACGCCGGCACAACCCTGACCCTTTACAACTCAACCTTACGGAAACACCGACATGAGCGAAGTAAACCGCAGCATCACCCTGGAACGTGGCGACAAGGAGTTCACGTTCAACCTGAACCCGCAGGCCATCACCAAGTACTTCAACGCCACCACCCAGGCTAACAAGGTCGCGCCGGCGCACAACCTGCTGATGGGCACCGTCAAGGACGAAGACAAGGCCGCACTAAAAGCCCTGCTGGAAAACCCGATCACCACCATGACCCTGGCCGGTGCGTTGCTTGAAGAGTATTCGCCGGACGTCGAAGTGATCGTAAAAAAGCCCTCGGACACGCTGAAGGCTTGACCGAAGACGGGCTGGGCCAGCTGCTGGCCCTGACCCAACGCTGGCTGCCTGGCGCTGAACCCACGATTGAAAGCATGGGCACCGCCAAGTGGCTTGAAGACGAACATTGGAGGCGCATGGAAATTGCCGTCGCCAACGGCATTTCCACTGCCTTTAACGGATAACCCTGATGGCTGACCGCTCCGCCCGCCTGGCTTTCATCCTGAAACTGACCGACAAGGTCAGTGCCCCGTTGGGCAAGGTGAAAACCAGCTTTAGTGACCTTGCCGCCAAGAGCCAGCAGAACATCATTCAGATGGGTGCAGGCTTGGCCGGCATGGTAGGGGCGGGCAAGGCCATCACTGAATCGCTTGAACCAGCGCTGGAAGTGAACCGGGCGCTGGGTGACATGCGCGCCCTGGGCACGACCGAAGACGCGCTGGCCTCCTTGAACCGGACTGCCCTCGAATTCTCGATCACCTACGCCACCAGCGCCGCCGAGTTCGTGACGTCGTCTCGTGTCATCGATGGCGCGATCAAGGGCCTGGTCGGTGGCCAACTGGCGACCATCACCAGTGCCAGCAACCTGTTGGCCAGGGTCACCAAATCGGACGCCGAAACGACCGGCGCGTACCTGGGCACCATGTACAACCTGTTCAAGTCCGATGCGGACAAGATGGGCCGGGTGCAATGGGCCGAGCAACTGACCGGCCAAACAGCGTTGGCAGTGAAGCTATTCCGCACCGACGGTGCCCAGTTGAAAGACGCCTTCAAGGAGGTAGGGGCGATCGCCACCCAGGCCGGTGTCAGCTTTGCCGAACAAATGGCGGTGGTCGGTACGCTGTCCAGCACCATGGAAGGCGGCGACGCCGGCGGGCGCTACAAGGCGTTTTTCGAAAACCTCAGCGCGGCTGCCGAGAAGACCGGCCTGAGCTTCACGGACGCCGCCGGCAATGCACTGCCCATGCTGCAGATCATGGACAAGCTGCAGGGCAAGTACGGCGACCTGACCAGCGCGGCTGCCGGCACCAAGCTGATGGAAGTGTTCGGCGGTGAAGGTGCCCAGGTGATCGGCGCGCTGGCTAAGGACACCGATCGGCTGCGCAACGGCATTGCTCAGCTGGGCAAGGTCCGGGGCCTGGAGAACGCCGAGAAGATGGCCAAGGCCATGGTCGACCCTTGGCAGCAGTTCGGCAAGGCCGTCGAAGCGCTGCGCATTGCCTTCGGCCAGTCCCTGATTCCGACGTTGACCCCGCTGATGGAGCGGCTGGTGGGCATTGCCTCGACGTTGACCCGCTGGACGCAGCTGTTCCCGAACATTACGCGAATCATCGGCATCACCACGCTGATCGTCTTTGGCTTCATCGCTGCCATGTCGTTGCTGACCCTGGTAGTCGGGGTCAGCAAGATGGTCTGGTTGGGCATGCTCACGGTTTGGAAACTGCTCAACTGGCAGGGTTTCAAATCGATCGCCATGTTCTTGTTCCACACGGTCATGGTCGCGGCTTTCGTGGTCGGCTTAATTGGCCTGTACACCTGGATGGCGATCGTGCGCGTCGGCATGTTGCTGTGGCAGGGCGCGATCTGGCTGGTCAACGCTGCCATGCTGGCCAACCCGGTGCTGCTGATCGTGGCCGGCATTGTCCTGTTGGCCGCTGCCGTGGTCGCGGCGGTCGTGTACTGGGACGATCTGTGCGCCGCGCTGATGAACACTACGGCGTTCCAGTGGATCAGCGATCAGATGGCCAAGCTGTCCAGCTGGTTCGACTCGATGGGCGGCTGGTCAGGCATCGCCAAAACGGCCTGGGACAGCATCCTGTCCACGGTTAAGGGCGCGATCAATGGCCTGATCGAGATGGTCAACAAGATCCCCGGCGTGAACATCGAGACCACGTTCGGCGATTTGCCCGAGCCGCCGAAGGTGCCCGATCTGCCTGGTCAGGTGGGTGCGCCTGTACCGGGTCCACTACTGCCGGCAGTAGTGACAGCGCCGCCGGCGGGCACCGTGCCTGGACCGAAAGTCGCCTCGGCAGCTCCCGCGCCAGCAAGCCAGCCACCTAAGCCGTTGGCTCTGGTACCGGCAGCGGTCGCCCGATCTGCGCCGGCCCAAGGTGCTGCAGCAAAAGCCCAGGCGAAAGCTGCACAGCCGATCAGCCTGCCGCAACCCAACGTGCTGCCATTCAAGCCGCTGCAGATGCCTGCCCCGCAAATCAACCAGGCGGAGCCGATCAGCCTGCCTCAACCCAACGTGTTGCCGTTCAAGGCGCTGCAGATGCCGTTGCCGCAGATCGAGCAGAGCGAGCCAATCAAGCTGCCGCCGGCATCAGCTGACCTGGCGTTTTCGATGCCAGCCCAAACGGCACTGCCAGAGCGCGTCGAGAAGGTCATCGAGCTGCCCGCCAAATCGGACAAGGGCATTGAAGCCCGCAAGGCGATCAACGCCAACACCTCGATCAGCCCCACCAAACCGCAGGCCGTCCCGAAAGGAGGACTGATGCAAAGCTTCCAGAACCAGAGCAACGCCATGAACCCGAACCAGCGTCCCGGTACCCACGTCGAGACACTGAATATCAATACCTCCAAACCGATGACGCCGCTGGAGCTGGAAAACATGATGGCCATGGCGGTGGGCGGCTGATGAGCGAATACGTTGATCTGTTGATCATGAACAATGACCTGGTGCTTGATCCGGCCCGCCAGCCGTTGCTGGTGGACGATCGCGCCTCGATCGCCCAGGACATCGCGCACCTGATCCGCGAAAGCGGTCTGCTGATCACGCTGGTGGCCGAGCGTGACCGGCTGCGTCAGCGTGACTGCATCCAGCAGATGGAACTGCTGGTGGAGGATGACGAACGCCTGGTACCGGGCACCGCGCAGATCGAGCAGACCCAGCCGGGTGTGTACCTGGTGACCGCCACGACCGTGAAGTTCGGCCAGGTGGAGATCACCCTATGACCGTCGACTTCAAAAAGGCCCTGGGCGATTCGGGGATCCCGACCACCGAGGCCCAGCTCAAACAGGCATGGGAAAAGCTGGCCGTCGAGCAGGGCAGCACGCTGACCAACACCAGCGCCTACAGTCCGTTCTGGCGGATCATCACCGCTCTGGTCACCAAGCCTGTGTTGTGGCTGCTGGAGTTTGTCAGCGGCACGGTGCTGCCGAACTTCTTCGTCAAGACCGCCAGCGCGCAGTGGCTGGACATGCTGGCCTGGGCGGTCAACGTTGAGCGCAAGGCCGCGACGGTGGCCACCGGAGAATTGCTGTTCACTCGCGCCAATACCGGTGGCGTGCTGGAAGTGCCGATCGGCACAGTCGTTCAGTCACCGACCCTTAACGGGCATATCTATCAACTGGTGACCACCGAGCCGCGCAGCTTTGAAGAGGGCCAGAGCCAACTGGTGGTCCCAGTAAAAGCAGTGGGAGCCGGCAGCGGCTACAACCTGGCACCCGGTTATTACGCAGTGCTGCCTCAGTCAGTGCCAGGCATCGTGCAGGTGGTGAACGCCACGGATTGGTTGCTCACCCCTGGTGCGGACGCCGAGCATGACGACCAGTTGCGTCTGCGCGTGCGTAACCAGTTCTCGGCGGTCAACCAGTGGCACACCGACGCGGTGTACCGGGCGATCATTACCGGGTTTCCAGGTGTGGCGGCAGACGGCGTTTACTTTGAACATGGCGCGCCGCGTGGACCAGGCAGCGCCAATGCCTTCGTGCTGTTCGATGCCGGCGTGCCCGCTGATACGTTCCTCGAGCAGATCAACACGCATATCCGCGATGGCGGCAACCATGGCCACGGCGACGATCTGCTGGCCATGGCCATGCCCGAAACCCTGCATGCGATCAGCGTCAACGTCTGGCCGGTGGCCAACCTCACGGTGCTGCAGCTGCAGACGCTGCAGGCCGAGATCGGGCTGTTCATCCGCGCCGCATTCCGCGAAAGCACCCAGAGCGACTACGCACCGACCCGCACGTTTCCTCAGTCGCGTTTCAGTTTCAGCCGGCTGACCGAAGAGCTGCACGTCCAGTTTCCGAACATCAGCTCGTTGCGGTTCACCAACGCCGACATCGTGTCCGCCCTGACCATACCCCGGATCAAAAGCCTGGCGGTGGTCCTGCAATGATCAAGCTCAAGCTGCCGTTCTGGCTCGAAGGGGTGGAGCTGACCAAGTTGGTCGCCACTGCGCAGATCTGGTGGGAGCAGGTCACCGAGTGGCTGCGCTGGCCGTATCTGCAGTTCGACGCGGACACCTGTCACCTGTCCATTCTGGAACTGTGGGCTTGGCAGCGCGACGTCACCCGCTTTGCGGCTGAACCGGAAAACCTGTTCCGTTTGCGGGTCAAGTACGCCTTCATCAATTCCGTGGACGCCGGCAGCACTGCCGGTTTGAAACGCATCCTAGAGCGCCTTGGCGTGGGTTACGTCGAGATCCAGGAACGTATGCCCGAGCGCGACTGGGACGTCGTGCTGCTCACCCTGAGCGATTCCCAACTGTCCGAGAACCCCGACCTGTTGCGTGTGCTGATCCGTCAGTACGGACGCACCTGCCGCCGGTATGACTTCGTAACCATCACCCCGGTGCGGCTTGCTGTTGCCCTGGTGGATTTCAATGACGATCAGCAAACGCTGGTCGCCAGCCTTTAGGAGCCCTCATGGCTGCAAGTATCACCCTCGCCGGCGAGAAACTGATCGCCCAGAAACAAGCGGCCAACCTGCCGCTGACCGTGGCCCGCTTCGTGCTGGCCAACGTGCCAGGCCTCAACGTGAGCGGCCCGGTCAATCGCGCCGGCGTGAAGCCCCCAGCGGCCCAGATCGTCTACACCGCAAGCATCACCCAGCAGGGCTACGTCAACCCCAACCAGGTCGTCTATAGCCTGTTGATGGGCACCGATATCGGTGACTTCGACTGGAACTGGATCGGCATGGAAACAAGCGACGATGTGTTGTTGTCGGTCGCCTACGTGCCGCTGCAACAGAAGCGCAAAAACATCCTGCCCGACCAGATCGGCAACAACGTGACCCGCAACTTCCTGGTGGTGTTCGACGGTGCCCAGCAACTGACGGGCATCAAGGTCGATGCAAGTACCTGGCAGTTCGACTACACGGTTCGCATGAAAGGCATTGATGAGCGCGAGCGCATCAGCAACCGCGACATGTTCGGGCGCGCCTGCTTTTTCGGTTCTGGTCTGCAGCTGCAGAAGGTGGGCAATGCCTATCAGCTCAATCCGGGCGTGGCGTATGTCGAAGGCGTTCGTCTGCAGCTCGATGCCGTGCTGCCTGTGACCGTGCCGGCAGTGCCGACCAAGACTTGGCTGGATGTGGTGCTGCAGCGCGAGCTGAGCGACGTCGTGGCTTCATTCAAGGTCGTGTTCGGCCAGGAAGCGAAGGTCGACTACACCGACAGCGCCTCGGCCAAACACTACCTGGTGCCGTTGGCCGACATCACCGGTACCAGCAGTCTGGTCGACCTGCGCCCGGTCGAGGCGATCAACAGCGAGCTGGTGAAGTACTTCGCGGCGCGGGTGGGTGACTATCCAGATCTGCGCGCCCGTGCCACGACCAAGGAAGACGTGGAGCTGGGCAACCTGCCCAACGCGATCAGCGACGATCCAAACAGCAACAGCGGCGGGGTGCTGGCCACCACCAGAATGGTCAATGCCGTGCGCACGGTAATCAGCCAGGCGATCGCGTCGATCGTTGACGGCTCGACCACCGTCGGCAGGGCCGTGCGCCTGGTAACGCCACGAGCCTTTAGATTCAACGGTGCGGCCAGTGGCGTCGGGACCTATGACGGCGCGGGTGACACCACCATCACCCTGACCTTGGCCGACAGCGGTGTGGCGGCAGGCACGTACACAAAAGTTGCCGTCAACCTGAAAGACCTGGTGACCGGTGGCAGCAACCCCACCACTTTGGCCGGCTATGGCATCACCGACGCGTACAGCAAGGATGACGCGAACAGCAGCTTCGTGAAGCAAGGCGGCGGGCCTGGCCAGCAGGGCAACAAAATCAACATCGGCTGGACCGGTGCGGTGCTTAAAGCGAGTGTCGACGGGCAGGACTTGGGGCGGATCTGGACCGAGACCTCGTTCAACCCTAACGACAAGGCCAACAAGGCCAGCTCGCTGAGCGGCTACGGAATCACCAACGCTTACACCGTCGACCAGGTCAACGATCTGGTGGGCAGACGGGTACTGGCCGACTCCATCATCCACGCCGGCTTTGCGAGCAACAATACGGACTATCCGTATTTCCGGCGTATCTCTGATGAAAAGGTTTATTACCTGCAGCCGCAGATTGGTTACACGCCACTGCAACAGGGTGGTGGTGCAGGCCAGAAGACCAACAAGGTGTTTATCGGTTGGTCTGATGTCGGTCTGAAGTTGACCGTTGATAACACCGACATCGGGCGGATCTGGACGGAACAATCGTTCAACCCCAACAACAAGGCCGACAAGGCTAACTCCATTGCCGGCTACGGCATCACCGACTGCTACACCGTTAACCAGGTGAATACGCTTCTTGGCGACAAAGCCAACAAGTCCAACTCGGTGGCTGGCTACGGCATTACTGACTGTTACACGGTCAACCAGATCAACTCTCTGCTGAACCAGCGCATCGCAGGAGATTCGGTGCAGACAGCTGGTTTTGCCAGTGACAACACGGATTTCCCGTATTTCCGTCGCACTTCTACCGGTGGCATTCATTACCTGCAGAACCGACTGGGCTATACGCCCGTGCAGCAGGGTGGCGGTGCCAGCCAGTCCACCAACCAGTTGCGTCTGGGCTGGGGCACCAACGGAGCGGGCATCCGGGCACAAGTAGACGCGACCGACCTCGGGCTGTTGTGGGGCGAGCAAAACTTTTACCGGCCCGACAACAACAACTTCCTGGCCGTTTCTATCACCGCGACTGAAGTGAGACTGCCCGCCGGCGGCACCTGGTGCTATTCGCTGATGCATTACTACTCCGGCGGCGCCGGCGTGATCGGTCGAAGTGGCCAGGCAGCTGGCGGAACAGTTATTTCATTTAGCGGCGGAAGCACCATTTACGGTTTCGCCTGGAGGTACGCAGCATGACAGACATGACACTTGAATCCCCTGAAGAGGTACTGCCACCTATGTTCGCGGCTCCTGAAGAGCCGATAGCGTTGGGTGTGACCTTCTCTGATGTGGCCCTTAAAAACGATGGCTCGTTCGTGATAACCGTTGCTGGCAACCGTTGTCACGTTACCCAGGACTACAACCCGCCGCTTTACCAGTCCGTTGTCGATTATCTGGATGCCGGTGGCCAGGCTACCGAGTACGCCGAGGACATCGTTGTTCAGGCCGACCCTGCGTTGCTGGCCAAGCTTTGGGTGGAGCTGCGTTTGAAGGTGTCGGATAACCTGGTATCGCAGTACCGCGATGCTCGCGATCTGGGTGGCGAGCTGCCGGTAACGCCCGAGCAGTTCACCCAGTTGCTGACCTGGCGGCAGGCGGTACGTGAATGGCCGCAAGTGCGTGGCTACCCGAAGGAGACCACACAGCCGGTGACCCCGGACTGGATCGAAGCGGTCGTGCTCAATGGCGAATGAATGGGCACCGATCAAACTGCAATGGCCGGTGCAGGCCACGCAGTGGATGGATCAAATGGCGAGCGCTCGTGATTTGATCCAGAGTGAAATGGCAATCACCGGCCAGCGCGTATCGATGCTGGCCGATATCGCCACCACCAGTCCCGGTCTGATCGCTGGTGCCGCGAAGTCGGCTATCACTGCTGGACGCGATGCGCTGGTCGCTCAGTTCGAGAACGTCCCGTCGTGCATTGTGGTGACGCCATTCCAGCACGGTGTAGGCCAGGGCAGCGGTGGTCACCAGCGCTTTCTGTCCGCGCCCAACTTGCTGCAGCTGCTGGCCGATAAGCTGACTGACACGACCGACGCTGTCCGTCCGCAAGGTCAGCAAAGCGCCCTGGTACTGATATTCCTCGCCACGCGCCTGGACCAGCTCGCCGCGACGCTGGGTCGCTTCAATGTTGTGCTGCCCATGCCGGACCTGGTGCGCGCCGAGCGTCGTGCCGAACACCTGGCCAGGCTGGAAGTGGAAAAATGGATCATGCCGATCGCCGGGCAAATGCCGCTCTGGAGCCAGCTGCCGCTGCAGCGCTGCCCGATCACCAAGCTGGCCAGCCAGTCCATGGCCGGACAGCTAGCGGTCCTTGAGGGCTATGCCGCCGACAGTTCGCCCATGGCCGACCTCTCAGATCTGCAGGCGCGCAAGAAGGCGCAGGTACAGGAGCGCGAGCAGCAGTTGGCCGATCTGAAAGCCCAGTTCACCAACAGTGCCGACGACGTATCGATACAGTCCAGAATGCTGGGACCAGGTGACGTGGGCCAGCTGCGCCGCGAACTGCTCGAGGGAGACGCACCGGGCCATGAATGGCCGCTTTGTGCCGGCGCATTGTTGGTCGGATCTGCAGAGAGCCTGAGCTTTGTCCAGGAATTGGTGGGCCTATGACGCTGCTACTCAACGGCGAACAGATCATCGGACACCGCATGAAGCTGACGGCCAACCTCAAGATCGAGGCTGACGACCTGGGCGGGCAAACATCGGGTACCGACAAGTCACACAAGGGTTTCAAGCCCAAGACGCTGACGGTAGCCCTGACGATCCCCTACAAGTCGCTGGAGAACCTGCGCACCATCATGCGTCTGGCCGAGGCGACTGCAGGCGGTGGCCAACTCCAGACCTACCGCATCGTGAATGACACGGCCAAGGCGTTTGGCATCCGGCAGGTGACGTTCTCTGACGGGGTTAGCGCCCGTGAAGACGACACACTGGCCCAATGGATAGTCCAGTTCACCCTGAGTGAGAAGCTATCCAACCCGGAGAAGGTCGAGAACCGGCGCGCCGGCAACGGTGTTACATCACAGTCCGCGCCTGGCGATGGCGTGGCGGGCAACGGGGCTGGATCGGGTACACCGGAGGAACTGACCGGTTTTGAAGCCGTGCTGAAGAAGGTCGACAACTACCTGGGCGGCACGCCATGAGCATGAAGCTGCACAAGGTGCTGACGATCGGCGGCACGATCATGTCGCTGATCAACGACGATGTCCGTCTGGACCTCAAGAGTCCAGGCCGTGCCACGTTCACCATCAAGGCGGGCGCAACCGTCAAAGGTTTGGTCACGTTCGATATCGGCTACAACGAAGCGGTTTTGCAGCGTCATTTCATTGGCTACGTCGAGCGCTGCACTGCCACCAATGGCATCGAGCAGGTGGTGCTGTGCCGCGAAGTCGCCGCGGTGCTGGCTAACCCTTTGCCCATGAACCTGCGCCATGTGGATTTGCGCGCTGTGCTGGTCGATATCGGCGGCAAGACAGGTTTGCGTTTTCGGGTACCGGATCAGGCTTACACACGCACCAAGACGCCGTTCTTCTACAACCTGGCGGCGGGTTACCAAGCGATGGACAGCATGGCGCGTGTGTTTGGCATCAAGGATTTTATCTGGCAGCAACAGGGCGACGGCGAGATCTACGTCGGTGCCTGGGCTGACAGTTTCTTCGGCGCTCGAGCGCCGTTGCAGTTGCCGGTTAACCTTTTTGACGGTTATCAAGGCAGCCAGAGCGCCATGATCGCGGCCTTACCAGGCCTGCGACCGGGCGTATCAATCAACCAGGGCGAGCGGATCACGAGCGTGACGCTGGCCGGCACACAGATGGCTATCAAATGGACGACGCAATCAAGCGCAGCGTAGAGCGACAATTCCCTGAACTCACTGGCGGCTATCACTTGCCACGCTTTGCCAAGGTGGTGGCCGTGGCGGACGCGCCGGCGAGCGCCGGGCTGTGTGACGACTTTCGCCCGCGCTTCTCGGTCGACCTGCAGGTGATGGGGCCGGATGGTGAGATTGATCCAGCGCTGCCGGTACTGGCCGGCGTGCCGCTGCCTATGCCGGTGGGTGGGGATGAAATGGGGTTTTTCGCCTTTCCGGAGGAGGGCACCAGCGTGGTGGTGTGCTTCGCCTATGGCCTGCCGAATAAGCCCTACATCCAAACGATCCTACCGCACGGCCTGACTTTACCGAAGGTGCCAAAGGGCGATCAGGTGTGGCAGCACAGTGACGCGGTACAACAGCGCGTCGACGCGGACGGCAATTGGCTGCGCAAGACCGACGGCAAGATCCAGGACTAGGCGATCGAGCGCGAGGTCGACGCCATGACGAACACCGAAAGCTTTCAGAGCCACACCAGGACAGTGGACGACCATTCGACCGAGTCAGTGGGTGGTGTGAAGAAGATTGAGGCTCTGGGAGCGCTTAAGCTGCTGTCGGGCGGATCTGCGAGCCTGGCCGCAGTGGACGACTTGCACCAGGCGACCGGGCGTGACCTGAACCTGGTGGTCGGCCAGAAGCATAACGCCACGGTGGGTGGCGACATGCACGAACGGATTCAGGGAGTGCGCGCTAGCGTCGCTCGAAAAGGCCAGAGATTACAAGCTCCTAAAAGCTGGATAGGATCCAGTGAAGTGAACCTTTTCAAGGTCCTGTGTGACACGTTGGATCTCCTTCAAGAAATGAACAGACAAGTCGCCGCTCATTCTCACGGACCCACGCCTGCTCCAAATAATGTAGACGCTTTTAATGCAAATGCAGAAAGTGCCGGACTCATGTCTATATTGATAAAGAGGG